TTGTCTGCTAGAAGCATCCTTAGTTGTGCTAGTAATTGTTCCATCCCTCAATTATATCACAGCAATGGCAGGAAATGGTATAATGTACTGTAAGCAGAAACGAGAATTATGTCAAAACCGACCGTTCTTGTCTATTCAGTTATTCGAAATGAAGCAAACTATATAGACAGATATTACGATCAACTTAAGCAGATGGTCAAATCATTCCCAGAATATAGATTTATTCTATCTATCTATGAGAACGACTCTACCGATGGTACCCCAGGACTTATCAGGGACAAGGATTGGTCATTCTTTGAGGACTTCTCTTTTGTATCTGAAAAACTTATGACAAAGAACTACGGCTCGGTTAAATCAAAGGATAGGGTCAAGAATCTTTCTATTGCCAGAAACAAGGCTTTGGAAGTTAAAGACTTTTTGTCTCAGGCAGATTACGTTATGATGGTGGAATCTGACATGCGTTTTGATAATAAAACTATTAAACAAATATTAAACTTTAAAGATCTTGAGCCAGACTTTGACATTGTCTCTGGGCTTACCGTAAACAACCATCCTGTTTATGACAGTTGGGCTACTCGCAAGGGTCCAAGATTTACTAGTCACGAAGAGGTGAGACTGTATGACGTAACGTCTAAGCCCTATGACAAGTATTACGCCACGTCCAATGGTGTATGCCTATACAGAGCACAGCCATTTAAAGATGGTGTTAGGTATGGCTACATCAATCCTGTTACAAACAGATTTGATTGTGATACCGTGGTTGTTTGCCAGAACTTTCACAAGGCTGGATTTGAAAACATATACATTATCCATACTGCAAAAATATATCACGAAAACTTTTAGATAAAAGAAAAGCCAGGGTCTCCCCTGGCTATCTTTTTATTCGTACTACTTCTTTGGAGTAGTCTTCTTTGCTACTGGCTTCTTTGCAGGAGCCTTAACAACCTTGACATCCTTAAGTGCCTCTGCGATTTCCTCTACAGGTGGCAACTGGCGACCGAATGCTGGATCCTTTGGGTTCACGTAGCGTAGTGCTACAGGAACTAGGGCTGCCAACAATGAGTACACTAGGTCTTCTAGAGGTACTCCTGCCAAGTAAAGAGCAAGTCCAGCACCAAGGACTGAGCGTCCATATGATGCGAGTAGTGCCTTGAGTTGTGCGTTCATTTATTTCTCCTTGTTTTCTTTTGGCAACATGTCGAATAGTTCTTTTAGCGATTCGTCAAGTGCCTTTTTGTTATCGTATTTTTCTTTTAATACGAGAATTGTGTTTTGAACATTGTCAATATAATTAAATGCCCATTCACGAGAGTCTGACAGGAACTTAACGAACCCATCATTCTGATCAATTGGCTCTTCCCTGCCAAGAGCCTGAGTAGAAATCATGTCCTCAAGTGCTGATCTTTCGATATGCAACTCAATTACATTTTTTACCAGTCTCCTGTTTTTACCAAATAAGTAAAAGGCATAGCCAATTGACACAATTGATATTAGGCTTATTAGTGTAAAAGCAATTACTTCATAATTCATTATTGCTCCTTACCTCCCTCACGGACCAATAGAACGATTGCCCCATTGTCCTCAAGAGCCTTTTTGACCCTAACCATATACTCAATTGCTCCACGCTTTTCGTCGTCATGCAATCTCATAAACGCATCTTCCTTTGCAACTACACTAAGAAAGTGTTCGTTGTCAATCAGGTCAACGCTAAAGTTTTTGGGTGCAGCAATGGACCTAAAAGCCCTACGCATTCCATCTGTATACATCATTTGTCTTTATCCAATGTTAGGCTCTTCCAAGTCTCAGACCATTCCTGTTTAGATCTATGGTTGTTAAACTCTCTAGATATCTTGCCATTTTCAAAGTAGATACCGCCCCAAACACCCCAACCCTTGTTGGTAACTGCAGAAGCAAAGCATTGCTTTCTTACAGGGCATTGGGCACAAATAGAGTCAACAAAAGATCTTGTCTCTGGATTTTCTTCGTACTCGTCAAAGAATGTATTGGTATCCATGCCATGACACGCTGAATCGTTTTTCCAGTTATGTCTGTCCATGTCAACCAACTAACTTGTTTGGAATCTCCCAACCACTAGCATTTGCCTCGTACCGTTTCTGTACGATCCACTTGCCATTAACGAATGCTCCGTCTTTAGACATCATGCCGTTATCACTGGTTTTGTTTTCTAGAACGGTCCAGCCGTCCCATGAAAGATTGTCGTTATTCTTGACAATTTCTTCCATTTGTTCAAGTGATTTGATAATCATTTCACTCTCCTGTTTGTTGTAGTTGTTATTTCCTGTTGCACTAGAATCTGTACACCCAAAGATTTGCATCTTTGTCATGTGCATTCTGTGCCTGCTTTGACCATGTCTCTTTTGGTTTAGAGAAAAAGGCAAAGTAGTCTATAGTGCTAAGGTTACTGTCAATCCATGACGGTGGAACCTTAACAAGTTTAATCTTGATGCCTTTCGACTTCAGGGTGCGTTCCGAAATGTTGGAAAACTCCTGACCGAATGCATTGATTCGCATTGGACCTGCAGAGAAGATTAAAAATTCTTGGTCTCCCTCTGGCAAATCTCTTAGTGCTGTCCCCATCGCTCTCAGAAATATCTGATAGTCGTCAAACGTTTTAGTTCCCTGTATTGCTACGATCATCACTATTTCCTTCCGTTAGTTTGTCAACAATAAAACTTATCTTATCCAATTCTACCTTATCCATATGTATTGTGTCAATAGGCGTACCTAAAGAATAGTCCACAAATCCATCTTCTGTCATTGGTGCCTCAAATAGTCTGTTTTCAGATATCCAGTAGACTTTGTTGCTGATCATAATTATTCTGACCATTTGCTTGTTTCTATGGTTCCTGGACTGAGACTCTTTTGGCGTTGGTGGCATGAATGGAATTGCTGGCTTGATTCTTTCATAGATGTTGCTCTGACTGTAAAGTATTTTCACTGTTTGTTTTTTATTATCTCTAATCTTTTTGATAACAAACAAAACAAATGCTATTGTCAGTATTGTAGAAAGTGACCCAGCAAGATACTCCATAAAGTTTACTTGCCAGACTTTGCTCGTGCCTTGGCTAGTGCATCAAAGTCTTTAACCTTGGTATCTCCTAGGTATCCCCAGGCATAACCCTTTTCAATCATCTCGTGATTGATTGAGGTACCATCGCCATCAAGATATAGCCAACCAAGAATGCGACCATACTTCTCAGATGAATCCATCTTCTCAGTCTTGATTACAACATTCTTTGCTGCCTTGATGCGTTCTGCCAAGTACTTCTTTGACTCTAGACCAAGTGCCTTCTCCACCTTGTCGGTGGTTCGTGACTCTGGGGTATCAATACCAGCCAGACGAACACGTGAAGTAAAACTAATGTCAAACCCTAGATCAATTACAACGTCAATGGTATCCCCATCTACTACGTTGGTTACTGCTTTTACATAATATTCAAACATTATGCCTCCTTAGAGAAATAATCGCTACAGATAGCATAACAATTATACTCTGTATTGCCTTCTAAGTCAACTATTACTGACATTGGTGTCACTTCTTTTCCTGGGTATGTCCAGATGTACCCTTGACTAGTCAGCGTAAAGTCATCCTCCTGATGCCAGAAGTAGTTTAGTTGTTTAAGATTGGTGCCCATATACTCTAATGCATCTAGGTTTTTGCAGTGGATCCAAAGGCTTGCTCCATGCTCAATAAGAAAGTCATCCTTTATTAGATATTGTGGACCGTCGTGACCAAGCCAAAGAAAACCACTAACTCTCCAAAGATCTACCTCTACATCATATCCAAGACCAATGGCATCCTCAATGTACGATGTCTGATTCTCTTTATGGCTAGGACCACTAACGTTACCCCTGTGTGCTATCTTACGCAATCTTATTCCTTATAAACTCATTCATGTCTTCTGGCGTTCCAATACCGTGCATTTCTTCTACAAAGTATGGAGCGACCTTGTGACCATTAGCGATAGCCTCATTGTAAACAGGGGCAATATAGAACTCATTGTTGGTCCTGATGTCCTTGGCGATCATCTGCTCTGCGTACTTGACATAGTCCGATCCTCTAGACCATCCATAGATGCCAACGTTAGCGTTATCGCTGATGACTTTCTTTTCTGCTATCTCTGTGATAAAGCCATCCTCTATTTTAGAGTATGACCACTTGGATTCGTTGGCTTTGAATAGTGCCACAGCGTCCACAGAAGCCAGCGTAGCGGTAAATGAGGTTCCCGACCATGCTACTACCTGGTCTGAATTAGCAATTAAGAGTGGAGTGTCGTTATCAATCAAATCTTTTGCAAACAGGGTAGTCCTGGCAGCACCATCTGTAAGCCCATCTATCTCAACAATCTTGCATCCTGGAGCGATTCCGTCAAGAACATCGTCAAGATGATACTTTACCCTGTGATCTTTTTGCACAAGGAAAATGTAATTGCCCTCAACACCAAGCGACTCAACTACCAACTGAATCATTGGCTTGCCGAATATCTTGATTAGTGGTTTGGGCAGGGTATATCCCTTTTCAGCAAATCTACTTCCTAGACCTGCCATTGGTATTAGTATATTTATATTATTCAAAATATCCCTCAATCATTCTCTGGACAAATTCTATTGTCAAATCTTTGCGACTCTCTACATCAACAAGGTGTGCACCGCTCTGCCTTGCTGCCGATCTGCCAATTTCGCTATCCTCAAAAACTATTGTGCTGGTTGGGACTGACCCAAGCATAAGCATACATAGATTATATATCTCTGGATTTGGCTTAGGGTTCTTTACATCCTCATTGCTTAGGGATACCTCTACATACCGCCAGAGCCCAAGAGCCTCTAGGCAGTTTGTTAGGGTTTGTCTAATGCTATTACTGGCTACTCCAATGGGGATGCCCTGATCGCTAATATGTTTAAATAGACTAACAAGTTCTTCATCTCTTGGTAGGTCCTCAAACATTGCTGCCGAATACTGCTGCTTTAGGTTCCACACATACTCGTGCAACTCTTTAGGCAGACCTCTTGTGTATGTTAGTATATCTAGTTT